GGCTGGGAGAATATGCAGTTTATCCTCAAGCACGCAAACCTTGAGACTAACGCTAAGATGACGATCGGACAAGCGCTGGTTGAGGTTGGTAAGTGGGATAGTTTAACCCCACAAGAAAAAGAACTTGTGGTCGGCAACAATCAAGGTATGCAAGCCATCCTTGATAATAAAACATTGTTAGATCAATACAATGCTATGCCAGCGGAAGTTAAAGAACTCTTAATGAAGAATACTGACTTCTTATCATCTGGTGAACGTGCTACTGCGATCATTGAACGCTGGAACACACTCACACCAGAGCAGAAAGAACTGATCTTAAAGGACGCTGCTAGCGATAAGGCTGAACGTGTACGGCTTGCAGTTGACTCTTTAACTGGTATGGCTCACGTAGTCAATTTAGATGCAGAAGATAAGACCAAGAGTGCTATTGCTAGTGCGGTGTCTGGTATTTTAACACTACCTACCGACCACAAGACTGATCTGATCGCAACACCAGACGGTGTGACACTTGGAACTAACCAAGCAATGGGCGCTTTAGGATTGTATAACGGATTTGCTGTACCTACAAAACAGATCACTGCTGATCCAAATAATGCAACTAATGCTGCTAATCAAGCGATCAACAAGCAACAAGAATGGAATAGCACACCTAGTCCAGTTAAACCACAGTTGGGTGATCCAACTGGTGCGATCACTGCTGCACGACAGGCGATTGAGAATCAAAACGCTTGGAATGCTACACCAAGTCCAGTCAAGGCTATCAATGCGCAAGATAACACTGCTGGCCCTGTTTGGAGCGCCCAGTCAAACATTAATAGTGTGCAGGGTAAGACGGTATACATTGATGTTGTGAGGCGTATGATAGGAGGAGCAGCAGCAGCGCTCGGATTAAAAGATGGTACAAACTACCATGAAGGTGGTATTGCAATGGTCAATGACCAGCGAAATGCAGTCTATAAAGAAATGGTAACATTACCAGATGGAAGCTCATTTATACCAGATGGACGGGATGTTGTACTTAACTTACCTCGTGGATCAAAAGTATTGCGAGCTGACAGAACTAAGCGACTGATGAAAAATCTTGGCTTCCCAAGATATGCAACAGGGGTCGGAATCCCGGAAGATGCCAAATTCTTGCGAGAAATGAAAAATGCCAGCCAACAATTCTTATTTAAAGAAACATCCACAGGAAATAGCTACACTGGTGAAAATATCGTTGCTGAGATCGCAATTCTGAGAGCAAGTTTAGAAAAGATCCTTACTGCTATCCTTGAAAAACCGTCAGAAACCTATCTGGACGGTGATGTTTTGGCACAAAACAGCTATCAAAGATATTCTAAAATCATGGCAAGGGAGGGAATCTAATGTTTAACATGATAATAAATGGATTCGACACTGGATCAATCCCAAACTGCTATGTAACAGATTTTGGAGAAGATCAGACAGCTACACCAAGAGTTGAATCAAATACGATCTATGGAGCCAATGGAGATTATAATCTTTACGATGGAGCCTATGACGGGTACGATAAGACAGTAAGCTTATACGTTGTCAAGACAAGCGAAATCGAAACGATTGTAAATCAATTCAAGCCGGAAGAAAATAAAATAGAGTTTAGTCACCGACCAGGCTCTATTTTTTATGCTGATTTCCAGAGCGCATCATTTAAACAAAACGGCTTGCATGCTTGGACTTTAGAAATCAAGTTAAAGATGCATCCATTCCGTTACTTAAATAATGATGCTGCAGTCACTTTGGCAGGTAACGGCACAGTAAACAATCCAGGAACGGTATATTCTGAACCTATCATTACAATCGAGGGCAATGGTGATGTCTCTCTAACCATTGGGAAGCAAACCATGCAACTTACGATTGATACAAAAGCAACAATCGATTGCCGTCATAAAAAACAAAATGTCTATGACAAAAATGGAAATCTGAAAAATACATTGAGAAAAAGAGGTGGATTCTTCGAAATTGCTCCAGGTACGTCTGGTATTGCAGTTTCAGGCACCGTCTCAAAAATCACAATAAAAGGGAATTGGAGGTATAAAGTATGATCTATCTGCAAGAGGGAAATTTTCCTCTTAATGAAGCTTTTAGCTCCGAAATCGTTCAGGAAGCTAACAGCACCTACCAGCTTACCTTTAAATTTCCCACATCAGACCCCAAATGGGCATCGTTAATTCCGGAAACAGAATTAGTTGCTGATGACTTGCACGGAGAACAGTACTTTACTATCTTTGAAGTCGAAAAGCAACACGGATATGTCACAGTATACGCCAATCAAGTAGCTACATTGTTAAATGGTTATTCTATCAACAAGATCAATGTCGATCGAGTGAATGGAGCAACCGTAATGAATGCGCTTGTTGCCGGGTTCAAACGAGAAACACCATTCACATTCTTTTCTGATGTGATGTCAAAACACACCCTTAATTTAAAAGATATCTCAGCGATGGAAGCTTTGGCCAAAGACAAGCACTCCATCGTTGGGCAGTGGGGTGGAGACCTTGTCCGGGACAAGTACAGCGTCCGATTGCTAGAACATGGTGGAATCGAAAACGAATCATTATTTGCCTACAAGAAAAATATGAAGTCGTTCCAAGAAACAAAATCCACCAAAGAGTTGAGAACACGGATCCATTTTAAAAAGGTTATTGAAGCACACGAAGAAGGGAAGAAAGATCAAATCCTAACCGTGACCATTGATAGCCCACTGATCACTAAGTACAAGCATATTTACGAAGCAGATATGGAAGTACAAGATCAGGATGTCGTGGATCAAAAAACGCTTGAGGAATACGGCAAGCGCTATTTTCGAGAAACTCTGTGTGACATGATCGAAGAAAGCCTTGAGATTGATGTTGTAGGCCAGGCAGATCAACCAGTACACATGTTCGATATCGTGAGCATCTTCCACGAGAGCTACGATGTCGATTTGCGAAAAAAGATCACGAAATACAAGTTTAATCCAATGAGCAACAAACTTGTCAGCATCGGATTTGGCGAAGTTGCTAGAACTTTAGCAGACTCTATCTCAGGAATGGTCAATGACTCCGTTGACAAGAAAATGAAGTCTTATGATGCAGAATATGAAGCGAAAGTGCAGAAGCTTGTAGATAATGCTAATGCTGAGTATGACAAGCAAGCGAAAGAGCTGGAACATAAAATCACAGACGGGATTGAGCAAGCCAAAGCACAAGCTGAAGTGGTCAAGCAGGAAATTTCGGCTAAAGTAACTGAGAAAATCAATGCAGCAAACCAAGCAAACAAAAATGAAATTGTAGAAGAGTTCAGGGCTCGATACAATGGCATTGAAGTCAATATGCAAGGACTGAAAGCTACTACTGATCAATTAAAAACCAGTGATGCAGACATCCAGAAGCTGATCAATGATTTCAAAACTCAAACGCAAAGCCAATTTGTCGGTGTCCAAGGCGCTCAATCACGCTTTGAGCAGACGACTGAGAAAGCCATATCTGACCTGATCAATGTAGCCAATGGCAAAGCAGATCGCTCTTATGTCGAGCAGACGGTGAATGGAATTAAAGAGCAACTTACCTCTTCGACAATCGGTGGGCCTAACTTAATTCGTGATACTGCTTATAAAGAAGGTACGAAATATTTTGGTAGCAATGGGATTGCAAAAATAGGAAACCATCCATTCTATTTTAACGGCTCAAAACCAATACTTATTTTCTCTAATAATGACCAAACCGAAAAAGTAATAAGTTCTAACCGGTTCTTATTAGAAAAAAATACAGATTATACCCTTAATTTTAGGGGTTTTAATAATTCGGCTTTGACGTCCTATGATGTCTATATCCTTGGCCGTCGTAACGGTGAAACCCAAGGCTTCACCATTGTCAAACAGTTGATTAATGGTAAAAAATTAAGCACTAGTGAACTAGAAAGTGTATCAGTCCAATTTAATTCCGGAGATATTGATAATGCCTATTTACGTTTTGATAATAACGGAACAAATGGCGGTCAATCTGATTTATATATTGCAGAAATTGACCTTTATAAAGGGACTCAAAAAAGGCCGTGGCAACCAGCACTTGAAGATCAAGAATATTTAGTAACACAGGCTCAAGCTACTTTTGAAAGAACTATCCAAGGTCTCTCGACCCAATTAACACAACTAGAGAGCAAAGCTGGTCCAAATGGCGAACTTGAACAGCGCATGCAGACCTACTCTGAGAAGGCTGCAGTTGATGCCCTGAAAGCAACAAGGCAGATTCTAGAGCAAGGCTACATAGCAAAAGCTAAATATGATGAAGATGTAGCTGGAATCAATCGAAGATTTGAAAGTGTTGCGACAGATACAACACCAGACAATCTTATCAGATTTGCGGACACATTAACTGAATACAGTGTATCCAATAATAATAATAATAATAGGCTTTCAAGGTCGGAAGACGGAATCTTCAAAATGAAAATTGATGGGTCTCCGTCCACAACATGGCTAGGACCTTGCTTCCCAATCTATATTGATCGTATTTTGCAAGGTGATGTATACTCTATCGCATTTGATTACATGATCAAATCTAGTGTAGAGGTAGACAAAGGACTAACATTTGCATTAAAAAACCATTCAAACAATACTGCCATATTTGCTCAAGGTTTTGCTGACAAAAATACACCGAAAGATAGGTGGATTCGAGCAGAATTCCATTTCACTGCCAATCGTGATTTTGAGTTTAACAAAACAGGTAATTTCCCATTCTACATCTATGCTATCAATAACGGAGAGTTTTGGGTACGGAATCCAATTTTAGTCCGTGGATCTAAGATCCCAGCATTTAGGCCCAGCCCACTGGATAAAGCTGGCACTTCAGAGGCTAAAATTGAGTCTAAGATTGCTGAATACAGACAGACGGTGGATGGACAGTTTACAACAATCACAAACCAAATTGGTGATATGTTGAGAAAAACGGATATCCAAATCACACCAAGTCAAATTTCCTTTGGCACTGGAAAGAGCATCAACGGGAGAACAATCAGTTCCTTAATGGTACAAGAGCCAGAATCCATTGCCTTGATCGCTCAATTGATTAAAGTTAAGGGTGACATGGTAGTTGATGGATCCATTTTGGGCCGTCATATCGCAAGCGAGAGCGTGGAAACTGGGCACATGAAGGCTGGATCGGTTACTACACCGGTTTTAGCTAGTAATGCAGTAACAGCAGACAAGCTACAAGTTGATTATGCTTTGATTCAGAAATTGCTCGCAAATCAAGCGTTTATCAGAGAATTAATGGCCCAAAAAGCCTTTATTACGCAATTAGCTTCGATTGATATTTCTGCTGAACACGTCAAAGGTGGAAGGCTAAGTGCAAACACTGGATCAACAGTTTTCGACTTGGATAACGGAACGCTGAATCTATACTCAAATACAGGCACAATTCGAAGGATTGACGATACAAACTCATCTCAATTTATAAAATTGACGAAGAGCGGATTTATCGCAGAGCAATTTCGTGATTCTAATGCAGCCTTGATGGTAATCGGGACGAATCATAATAAAGATCCAAAAGAGGTAGAACGACACGACAATGAAACATTTGCTGGTATTCGGCTCTGGTCAGGTAAAGGGAACGGTAAAGAAGAAAGCCTTACAGAATTCGTGGGTGACCGTGTACTTATCTATAATAACGGTCGTTATCGTAGTCCTTGGAACTTCCACGGAAATACAAATGACGGTAATGCCTATTTGATACCGATGAACCAAAATAATGTCAAGCACTACATTGGCCGTGGGGACTTCTTTGTTGAGGGTATTTACTCACGGCATTTTTATATGAGTGGTGGACGAGATATAGGTCAGTATCTCTGGGATCTCCTGACCTGCTTTGGTATCATGAAACGTTATGGACAGATTAGTGGAGCTGCCGGCAATCACGTACAGGGTGTGCTTGATAAATATGGATTTAGATAAGAGGTAATTAATGAACGAAAATAATTATGTAGCAATCATCACGGAACTAGCAAACCAACTAGCTAGTAAGTCAATCAATGAGGCTGAATTTAAGGTTCGTCTCACCGAATCACAACAACTTGTAGCTCAACTCGCTCAGGAAGTTGAAAGCTATCGCTCTGTCCTAGAGTCTGACAAAGATTTGAAGGACCTGTTTGAAGAAATTAAAAGCAAAAACGAGGTAACTAAATAATGGATTACAAAGTACAATTTAAATCATACGATGCAGTAGCTAACACTACTAAGGTAGCAATCAAGCAAGACTTCCCGTACCGTGTCTTTGAGGAAATTTTGCCAACAAACCGCATGACCGAAGATGATGCGACATTGGTCGAAGCAGTGCTAAATATTGTGCGCATGGAGCTTGATACATCTGGCGCAGTCGTGGCAATCAAGAAAGAGTTAGACAAATCTGTCGAAGCTAACAATGATGCTATTGCTAAGATTCAAGCCCTCACCAAGGATAACGAAGAAAAAGCGAACCAAATCCAGAAGATCAAAGAAGTGGCAGAATGGAACGTTTTGGCCCGTGTGACCGATGTTGACAACCCACTCGACCCAACTGTATTTAAGCGTGGTCTTGAACTTGTGGACCTTGGAGAAACCGGTAAGACTTATCAACCACAAGAAATCTTTACCATTGAAGATCCAAACCACACCGAAGCATTTGGAGAAGGTAAACGCATCATGATCCAAGTAAATGAGCCATTTACTTACCAAGGCGAAACCTTGGATCAATTAAACAGCCTTTACCAAAATGGTAAGATTGGCATTTGGAAGTGGACGAAACCAAAAGAAGAGAAGGAAGAGAAGCCGGGACAACCTTCTGGTGATCTTGAAACTCAACCAGTGGCGACAGCTACACCACAACCAGTACTTTAATTAGAGAGGGGCGTGATCTATGATCCA